AGGCGTATGACACTGCTGGAACTGAAGTCGCCAGCATGGGTCCTATCGCTTATGGTGTCGACGACAAGAACATGAGATTTCACCTCGCACTCAGCAACTCCGGATCCAATGTAAGCTATGAACTCTCCACTCTTGAGGTTGGGCGCGAATCCGGAATCACGAACGGAGGAACACTCAGCAGTAAGCAGATCGGTGTAGCTACATCTGTGTATCTCAACCCGGTGAAGGCTGCTCTTGGCAGCGTGTCTGTCGGGCATGTCACCGTAGAGTCCGCGATCACCTCTATCTTCGACCTGGACTTGCAGACCAACGCCTACGCCGGTGAGCTGGCGGTTGCGAGGGTCAACCGGCTGTGCACCGAGGAGGGCGTCGCTCTCAGGGTGGTAGGTGGCGGGGACGGGGACACCGTCTACGTCGGCTATCAGACGATCGATACGCTGGTGAACCTGCTCCGCGATGCAGCGAACTCTGACAATGGTGTGCTGTATGAGCCTCGCGACGCCTACGGCCTACAGTTCCGTTCCCTGTCCTCGCTGGTGAACCAGGACCCCACCTGCACGATGAGCTACACGTCTGGATGTCTGGACGATTTCCAGCCGGTGGAGGACGACCAGAACGTTCGCAACGATGTCACTGTTACTCGGGAGAGCGGTTCGTCTTTCCGCGCTGTGCAGGAGCACGGTCCGATCAGCATTCAGCAGCCCCCGGATGGCGTAGGACGATACACAACGGCCCTGTCTCTGTCGCTCTATCGTGACTCCTCGGCCGAGCAGCAGGCGGGATGGAGGCTGCACCTTGGAACGGTTGATGAGGCGCGCTACCCGTCCGTCAGAGTGAAGATGTCGAACAAGTACATCTCTGTCACTCCGACACTCATCTACGAGCTTCTCTCTCTGGACGTCGGTGACCGCATGGTCATCACCGATTCCCCAGCGTGGATGCCTCCGGATGATGTTTCCCTGCTGGTTCAGGGCTACTCGGAGACGATCAACTCCAAGACTCATGACATAACGTTCAACTGTGTGCCAGAAAGCCCGTACCACGTGGCTGCCTATTCCGACACAGATTCGCGCTACGACTCCGGTTACTCTACCTTGGCCGCTGACGCCACCAGCACAGCAACGTCGCTGTCGGTCGCCACCTCGACGGGTCCGCTGTGGACGACGGCCAGCGGGGACATGCCCATTGACCTCATGGTGGCTGGCGAGCGCATCGCTGCCACGGCGATCAGCGGAGCCTCATCCCCGCAGACGTTCACCGTGACCCGCTCCGCGAACGGGATCGTGAAGGCACAGGTGGCCGGCGCGGGGGTCGCCCTGTTCCGCCCGGTCTACTACGGCCTGCATGGCGCGCGCGTGCTCGGAGGGGCGGCCACGACCCCGGAGGAGGGCACCCCGGCCACCAGCAACGCGGCGCAGTTCACCTCCGGCTCGTGCACGATCGACTCCGTCAACCCCACCGCCGCCAGCAACCCCCCAGGCGCGCCCTACCCCGGCTACCGCGGGGTCGACCAGCTCTGCCTGTACCAGACTCCAGTCACCGTGACCGAGACCAACCAGTACGGCTGCGAGGTGTCGGTCAACTCCTCCGGGGTCATCACCGCCATCAACGACCGGCAGACCACCGGCTCCACTACAGGAACCTCCGTCCCCTCCGGAGGCTACGTCCTGTCAGGTCATGGCTCGGCGCGCACCTGTCTACTGAACAACGCTGTCGTCGGGCAGTCCGTCACGCTGGTGTCCGACACAGGGTCCGGTACCGGAGGAGAGACCGGAGGCCCAGGGGGCGGAGGTGCTGCTGGAGCCCTTCCTACCACGGTCATCGCCGGGTACAAGATGCTCTGGTCCGACTCTCCCTCAACTCCGTGGGGAAGTGTCAACGCGGCTGTCAATGTGATGAACCTGTCATTCGCCAATGGGACCGGCTCTCTGACTCTGGTTGGCTACGGTCCGGAAGGCCAGTCGGCATTCCTCTCCGGGGCCGCTGCCTGGCGAACTGGTAGTAAGCGCATCCACCTATCAGTCGGCGGCGGCGGAGGTTACACGGTTCCGTCCTCGGATCGCACCACGTTCCTACAGGGCGTGGCTAACATCAAGACTCAGCTAGAAGGTGCTGGGGCCGGTCTCGACGGACTTGACTGGGACATCGAAGGCGGAACACACAGCCAGTCAGACATCGTCTATCTGTCCACTCAGCTCAAGAACCTCTATGGTACTAACTTCGCCATTACATTCGCGCCCAATGGATCCAATCAATCCGAGTACCGTGGGTGGGCAGTGGCGTGCGAGGCAGCAGGTGCCCTCGACATGATCGGCCAGCAGTATTACGACGCCAGTGTCTCGCTCTCCGCTGCCAAGAGCAACATCTCTGCATACATCTCAGCTGGTATCCCAGTTGGTAAGATGTCCGTAGGCATGTCCACCGAGTCAAGTGTTTCTGGTGGATTCTGGTCAGTATCCACTTCGCAGACTAACATGGCTGACATCTACGCTACGTTCGGCATCAGGAAGTGCTACGGGTGGCAGGCTGGAATGAGCGCCTTCTCATCGTGGGCCTCCGCGATGGACTCTGTTCTTCCGTGATGATGATGACGACAGGAGCAAGATCATGACGCTCAGAGCTGGGGCCAAGGTCGATGCTGTTGACTGGGATCTTCCAGACATCGTCTCTGTTACCGGAGCAGGTACGAACGTCATCACTGCCACAACCACAACCGACCTCCCGACGACGTCCTGCATTGCCTCGATCACCAACCCTCACCCCACAGCGAATCTGATCTGTCTTGTGACGTTCGGCGCGTGGTTCACGGTGGGCGGAGGTATCAGGACCCGTATCTGCCCAAGGGTCTCCGGATCTACTACCATCGCCGCAGGTATAGCCGGAGGGGGACCTGTCGGGTGGGGTGAGGTCCCCATGTCTACGATCTCTACTCAGCTTCATGTGGCCGCATCTGCCACGTATTCCCTGCCTGCCTCCGCTACTGCGGCAACCTTCACCATGCAGGCGTACCGAGACTCTGCTTCCGGAACTCAGAACGTCGACTACCCAACCATCCGTATCATCCCTCTCAGGTTCGATATCTGATGGGCGCTCTGTCCCCGCACTTCACCGCGGCCGAGTTCGCGTGCCCGCACTGCCGCGTCTCGAAGGCGCTGCCCGCCCTCGTGCTGGGCCTGGAGCGCCTGCGGACGCTGGGCTATTCCTCGGGGCTGGTCGTCCGGTCCGGTTACCGCTGCCCGGTGCACAACAAGGCGGTCGGCGGGGCGGCCAACTCCCAGCACCGGTACGGCTCGGCGGCCGACGTCGACCTGCGGGTCTCGCTGGCCTCCGTGGTGGCCCTGGGCGTGTTCTCCGGTGTCGGCTGGCAGACCGCGGCCGGCGGCCGGAGGCTGGTACGCCACGTGGATGTCAGGCACGCCTCTGGGCACAACACCACCGGCGGCACGCCGGCGCACCCGACGACGTGGGAGTACGGCCCCGGCGGGGTGTGGCACTGATGGCCGGCGAGCACACCTCCACCTCCAGCAGCGCCCCGAGCTGGGCCTCGCGGTTCGCCGCCTGGTGCCCGGCCTGGCTCAGGCACGCCGGGATCCTCTACTCCTCCACCGCGGCCGGCGTCGTCCTGAAGGCCATCATCGTGGCCGGCGGCGTGACCGGCGTGCCCTGGGCCGACACCCTGCTGAACGCGCTCGACACCGGGGCCGTGGCGACCGCTGCGGGGCTGCTGCTGCTCGTCGGAACCCCGGCCACCCGGCAGTACGGCGTAGGCTCCAGCAGCAGCAGCACCGAGCCCAGCGGGGCGGGCCGATGATGTGGACGGCCTGCTGACCTTCCTCACCGGCTCCAGCCCGGCCGCGATCGGCTGGGCCATCGCTGGAGCGGCGGTGTGGATGATCCTCACCGGGCGCCTGGTCCCGCGCTCGTTGTACGCCGAGCAGAAGCAGTCCGCAGAGACCTGGCGGGCGGCGTGGCAGTCCGAGCGGGACCACCTGACCAGATTGACAATCCCGAACTCGGAGCTTCAGCGGGACGTCCTGAGGGCGATCCCCAAGGCGATCAGCACACCGGGTCCTGCCGACTCCTCCGCCGTAGGGGAGGAGTCCGTATGAGCTGGCTACCGATGTGGGATAGGAAGCGCCGAGAGACCGCCGTAGACTTGGTAGCAGCGGAGAGGGCACTGAAGGAGTCGCAGGACAGGACTCCGAAGGTGGAGAGGCTGGCGCGAGACCTCGAAGACCTGCGCCGTCGGAACCACCTTGCGCCGAAGATCGCCGCAGCGTTCCAGCACAGTCGAGCGAACGGTGGCGCAACGTGACGAATATCGGCAACGTCCTGCTGTTCATCACTGCTGCACTCTGCTCTGCGTGCGCCCTCACCTATGGGTGGACCACGTGGGGTGGCTGGCGGGACAGTGAGGTCGGGCGCCACCTGATGTCGTTCATGATCTCTGAAGCCGCGATCCTGGACCTCGGTGTCGTGCGGGTTGCCGCCGACGCTGCCGGGTGGCCCGACCCGTCCTGGTTTCGTGCCCTGCGGGTCGTCGTGTTCGTCAGCCTGCCGATCGTCGCTGCGTGGCGGCTGAGCATCATCCTGCGGGCCCGGAACGGGAAGCTCACCGGCCCTGATCGCCTGCATCCCAACGGGGCGGATGGGGCAGCAGGCGACAGCCTCACTGGTTGAGCCCTAGCATGAGCGAAGCCCGGCCGGAGAGTCTGCTTCTCCGACCGGGCCTGCCTCGTTCAGCGTACGCTCACTAGGCGAGAGCCACTAGGGCTGTTCAGTCCTGTGCATCGCCACGGACCGTGCGGACGATCCGCGCGGCGACCTCCCCGCCGTCCACGACCTTCGTGTAGACCCAGAACGTGATGGTGGCCGCCGGGATCGTCCGACCGGCCACGTGAGCAGTGGCAGACTGCACCGCGGTACGGACGGTGAACTGCTCCAGCTCGCCGGCCTCGTTGGTGTAGGTGTCGCCGGGCTCGCGGAGCTGGCGCAGCGCGCGGTTGACCGGCGTGGGCCAGAGGGTGTGGCCCTCGGCGTCGAGCCGGGTCTCCAGCACCTCGCCGTCCTCGTCCAGGAACGGCACGGTCAGGGCGCGGGCGCGCTTCTCGTCGGAGTCGGTGCCGACCAGGCCACGCAGGTGCAGGACGATCCCCTCGTGCGGGTTGACCTCCTTGGTCCGGCCCCCGGTGCGCTGCCCGACGGGGACGTCGGTCTCGTCGTAGGTGAACTCGCTCGACATCTATTCCTCCAGAGTGGGATCTGTACGTCTCTGGTATGAACTTACCCGCATCAAGGCACAGTGTCCAGTCGCTATCGACAGTCGGCCGAGGACCTGCCACCCGCTACTAGCTTGCCTATTCATAGTAGGTGAGCTAGTCTTTGGGCATGGAGAACAGCCAGCAGCAGGGCGAGGGCCGTGGGTTCGCCGGCAAGCTCGCAGACCCCGCGGTGCGCGCCGAGCGCGCCCGCAAGGCGTCGGCCGCGTCGGCGGCGGCGCGCACCCCGGACCACCAGGCCCGCAGGCTGGCCGCCCGGGCGGACGAGGTGAGTCCCCAGGCCCGCCAGGAGCTGCTGGTGGCGCTCGTGGTGGCAGAGGGCCAGCAGGCCCTGGAGAAGCTGCGCGTGGCTGTGCAGGCTGCCACCGACGGCACCCAGGAGTGACCCGGACGCACCACGGCCCGCCGGATGAAGGCCGACGGGCCGGAGGACTCGCTGTGAAGGAGCGAATCATGAACACCGTACGACGTGTGTACTACCAGAGCAACCTCGTCCGGATGCTCACCCAATACAGCCGAGTGCCGGCGCAGGGGCAGCCGGATCCGATCCCCGAGCCGATCAACGTCACCGACTACTCGGTGCCGAACCTGATGAACCGCCTGGACGAGATCATGCGGCTGCATACCTACCTTGCCGCCCTGCACCGTCTGAGGCCCACCCAGGAGAACGCCGCCAAGAGACACGCCGGGTACGAGGCCCTGCGGGTCGTCGAGCTGGAGCTCTCTCTGAGCCTGGGAGAGGACCAGGCGTGACGGCGCTGACCTACGAAGAGGGCGCGTCCCTGATGCGATCGGCTGCCCTGGCCTACGCCGAGACCGGCCAGCCGGTGTTCCCGGCCAGCCCGAAAGGATCCAACGTCAAGCACCCGGTGGTGTCGTGGCGCACCGAGGCCAGCACCGATCCGGAGCGGATCAGACGCTGGTGGGCCAGCGACCCCTACGCGATCGGACTGCCCACCGGCGTGCTCTTCGACGTGCTCGACATCGACGCCAAGCCCGGCCGCCCGAACGGCTATTCAGTGCTGAAGATGCTGGACGCGATGGGGATGCTCAGCGGGGTGGTGCACTGGGTGATCACACCGTCCGGCGGGTGTCACGCCTACTTCCCCACCTGCGGGGACATGCCCAACGCCACCTACGCCAAGCACGGCGTGGACCTGCGCGGGGAGGGTGGCTACGTGATCGCTCCTCCGTCGTATATCGAGACGGCCGACTACTCGGGTGGGTACCGGTACGCCACGGCCGAGCCGAACGGAGAGCCTGCACCACTGGACTGGAAGCGCCTGGACCGACTGCTGGTCGGAGAGCGGAAGCATCGCGTCGCCCAGGCCCCACACCACACCGGCAGCGGCTCCACGCGCCTGCTGGAGGCGCTGGTGGCCGAGGTCGGGGCAGCGGTGCCGGGCGAGCGGAACTCGACCCTGTTCCGCAAGGTGTGCCGCGCCCTGGAGTACGGGCTGGACGTCACCCCGCTCGAACAGGCCGCCCGCGGGGTGGGCCTGACCGACGTCGAGATCGCACGCACGATGAGCAGCGCCGCGAAGCGGGTTGCAGGAGGACGGCCATGAGCGCGCTGCCGCAGGAGATCGAGGAGCTGGCCGGCACGGCGGAGGTCGCTGTGGAGGTCATCGTGGAGGACCCCACGTCCGGGGAGCAGCCGCTCTGCCCCGACGCCGGGCAGTACGGCCACCGGCACGCCGCTTGCACGGTGTGCCAGACCCGAGAGGCCTGGGCCAGGGAGTACGGACGGGAGAAGGCCGCAGGGGCGCGCGCAGCGGGCCCTGGCGGGCTGCTGGACCTCACCCCGTACCTGGACGGTACCTACGCCCCGCCAGTTCCCTCGGTGGGCCTGCGGCGCGTGGACGGTGCGCAGATGCTCTACCCAGGCCGCTGGCACACGATGATCGGCCCTACCGAGAGCGGGAAGTCCCTGTTCGCTGCCGCGCACCTGGTGGCCGAGATCCAGGCAGGGAACGACGTGGTCTACGCCCATTTCGAGGAGGCCACCCCCGCCGGCACGCTCCAGCGGCTGCTGAAGCTGGGCCTGACCGCCACCCAGATACTCGAGCACCTGCACTGGCTGGACGGGCGCCTGACCCTGGAGATGCTGACTGAGCAGGCGGGGGCGCTACAGCCGTCCCTGGTGATCCTGGACGGCATCCTGGCCGCCTGCGCGTCCTACGGCTGGGATCCGGTCAGCCCGATGGGCGTCGGCGGCTACAAGAACCTGCTGGTGAACACCTTCACCGCGCAGGGCGCCGCGGTGCTCTCCCTGGGGCACGCGCCCAAGGGCCACGACCGCCAGGAGGAGCGGGACGGCTTCGGCTCGGTGTCGTGGCTGGCCGAGGTGGACGGCGTCGGGTTCCGGCTGCGGCCGGGCAAGTCACCGATCCGACGGGGCAAGCAGGGCTGCTCCGGCGTGCACGTGGTCAAGGACCGGGACGGCATGGTCGCCCTCAAGGGCAACGAGGAGGAGGCACAGGTCTCCGACGGCTGGACCCTGCTGGGCAGCTTCTGGGTGGACGACACGTCCGCCAGCGGACGCACCAGGGCCACCATGACCATCGCTGCGCCCAAGGACGACCCGGAGCGGATGCTGGCCGAGAAGATCGCCCAGTTCCTCCAGGACCCGGCGGTCGGTGGGCAGTTCACCTCGGCCAACGTGCTGGGCAAGGTGCTGAAGAAGAACGGCATCGCCTTCAACAACAGCCACCTCAAGCCCGCCCTGGAGGTGCTGGAGGCCGAGGGACGGCTCACCTGGCCGGAGGTGGCCGGCAGGCAGGCACGGCCCGGCTGGCTGTCCGAGCTGGGGCTGAGCACGCCCGCCGGGCTCGTCGTGATCGTCGAGGACGCCCAGACGGCGCAGGGAAGGTAGGTACCCCTGAAGGGTCCTTCCCCCTTCCCTGCCCCTAAAGGGGGGGCAGGGAACAGGGAAGGGATGTGGAGTTATCTGAAAACAAGCGCAGGGAACGCAGGGAACGCAGGGAAGAAACAGGCCGAAAGGGAGAGGAGGCCAGTGAGGCCCACAGTTGCCAGAGTGTGTCGTCTGAGCGCATACTTCGCCCATGACCACCGAGGATGGCACCGCGGTCCGGGGCCGAGGCCCGGGGCCCGGCACGGACCGCGCGGCCAAGGCGCGTGCGGCCCGCTCCCGGCTGGCCCTCGAACGCCGGGCCGACTACCTGCGGGAGCGCGGATGGACGTGCACCCCGCCGGGGGTCGTCGTGGCCGTGGTCGAGTTCTGCACCTGGTGCCCGGAGCCGACCCAGCCCTTGATAGCGCACCACCCCGATGGTGGACCGGACCACCGACCGCCCGCCACGACAGACGAAGGAGCAAGGTCATGACCATCACCCCGCTGCGCGGCGCTCTCGCCGTGGTCATCTCGGCGCTCGTGGCCGGGCTGGTGATCGTCGGCTCGTACGCACTCGCCAAGCACACCGAGGACGGCACTGCGCCGGCCGCCCCGACGTCGACTTCGCTGCCGACGTCCACGGTCGCGGCCACGGCCACCGAGGTGGGAGACCTCGACTTGTGCGTGACGCTGGAGGTGGCGAGCCTGCGCCGCCTGCTGGCCGAGGTCGACACCGAGACAGCGTGGACGGCGGGCCTGGACGAGGCCACCACGGCACCGGTGCGCACCGAGTGGGCCTGCAACTGGCTGAGCCCAGCCGACCGGCTGACGGCCGTCACGCAGGCGCTGACGGCGGTAGAGCCCGAGCACGCCGCGAAGCAGTGGGCGCGGCCGTCGACCGGAGAGGTGAAGTAGATGAGGCGGGCGTCGATGAGCGCGCTGGCCGGGTTCGCGGTCGGGGCCGGGCTGGGCGCGGCGCTGTGGGCGGGGCTCGCGGTCTACGTGACGATCATGGCGGAGAAGCGGGAAGCCCGTCCGGTAGTGAAGGTGACACGGTGAGCGACGACGACCAGGACGCCAAGGCGATCCGAACAGGCAGAGACCCAGGTCCACGCAGTGGCACAGGACTGTTCGTCCGTGATCCGGAGACCGTGAAGCGGGACGCGGAGTGCGTTCGCTTGAGGTCGCGGTCGATGAGTTACCAGCAGATCGCCGACCAGCTCGGGATCACCAAGAGTCAGGCGTTCGACGGCGTGAAGCGCGCGATGGCCGAGGTCGTGGCCGAGCCAGCCGAGGACGCCCGCCGGATGGAGCTGGAGAAGCTGGACCGGCTGGAGCAGGCAGCGCTCCGCGTGCTCGAAGCGGACCACGAGGTCGTCTACCAGGGAGGGCGGACCGGCATCCCGGACAACGGCCCGCGGCTGCAAGCGGTCGCCACGCTCCAGCGCCTGTCCGAGTCGCGGAGGAAGCTCCTCGGCCTGGACCGGCCCCAGCAGCTCGAAGTCAGTGGTGGAGTCACCTACGAGATCGTCGGAGTGGACCCGAAGGAGTTGACCTAACCATGACGAACGCGACCGGGGTGGGCTCCGTGCCGAGGATGCGGCGCGCGTTCACCCCGAAGGGAGCGGCCCTCTCATTGTTCAAGGATCGCTCGGACGAGGTGTTGCTCTCTGGCCCCGCCGGCACGGGCAAGAGCCGGGCCTGCATGGAGAAGCTGCACATGGTCCTACTGTCGAACCCTGGCAGCCGTGGTCTGATCCTGCGCAAGACAGCCACCTCGCTGACCTCGACGGCGCTGGTCACGTGGCGCGAGCACGTCGCACCTGAGGCCATTACCTCGGGGATCATCCGCTACAAGGGCGGCAACGCCGAGGAGCCAGCGCAGTACACCTACAGCAATGGGTCGAAGCTGGTCATCGGTGGGATGGACAAGGCCACGCGGATCATGTCCTCCGACTACGACATCGCCTACGTGCAGGAGGCCATCGAGCTGACCCGCAACGACTGGGAGGCGGTGACCACCCGGCTGCGCAACGGCAAGGTCAGCTTCCAGCAGCTCATCGCGGACACGAACCCGGCCGAGCCCGCGCACTGGCTGAAGCAGCGAGCCGAGGCGGGAGCGACGCGGCTGTACGAGAGCCGCCACGAGGACAACCCCGTGCTGTTCGACCAGACCGGCCAGTGCTGGACAGATCGTGGCCTGGCCTACCTGCGCAAGCTCGATGCGCTGACCGGCGTGCGCTACAAGCGGCTGCGCAAGGGGCTGTGGGTCGCGGCCGAGGGACAGATCTACGATGACTGGGATCCGGCGGTCCACCTGCTCGACCGGTTCCCGATCCCCGAGACCTGGCCGCGGTACTGGGTGGTGGACTTCGGGTACAACCACCCGTTCGTGCTGCAGTGGTGGGCCGAGGACCCGGACGGACGTCTGTATCTCTACCGCGAGCTGTATCGGACCAAGCGCACCGTGGACCAGCACGCCGCCGACGCCCTGCGCTGGGTGACCAACGGCTCAGCGACCCGGCAGGCGGCCGGCGACTGGACGGAGCCCCGGCCCGTGGCGATCATCTGCGATCCGGCCGACGCGGAGGGGCGGGCCACGCTCTCGAAGTGCCTCGGCCTGCCGACCAAGGCAGCGGAGAAGACGGTCAAGGCGGGCATCCAAGCGGTCCAGGTCAGGATGCGCAAGGCCGGGGATGGGCGGCCGAGACTTTTCGTGCTGAGGGACAGTACAGTGATGCGTGACGCTGACCTGGTCGAAGCCCTCAAGCCAGCCTCCACGGTGGAAGAGATCCCCGGCTACGTCTGGGACGGAACGAAAGAGGCTCCGGTGAAGGAGGAGGACGACGGGTGTGATGCCATGCGGTACATGGTCGCGGAGAAGGACATCAAGCCTGCCGTCGGAAACATCAGGTGGCTGTGACCGTGATGGAGACCTTCGCCCTAGTCACCTCCGGTCTGGCCATGGCCTTCCTCATACTCGGCGGCCTATGGTGGCTCGATACCCGCATCTTCCTCAACCTCGTCAAGGAGCGACTGGTCATCACGCTCAAGAACGGGGAAGCGTTCGAGGGCATCATGCTTGGACACGACCGCAAGGTGATCCGTCTCGTCGAAGCCAAGCAGCTCGGTCGAGAGGCGAACGTCCCGGTCGACGGGGAGCTGTACCTGATTCGCTCAGAGGTCAACTACATGCAGCGGACGGGAGGTAAGCAGACGTGATCGTCAGCAATGGCCGTCCGGTCAACTCCGCGCCCGTCACCATCGGTTCCCCGCCGTCTCGGTTGGGTATGGGCCTGTTCTCCGCATCTCCGGCGAACCTCGGTAGGCAGCTCCAGATGATGGAGGAGAACGGGACGATCTATCAGATCGTGCACCGGCTCTCCGAGTCAGTGTCCAACGCCGACTGGAACCTGTTCCGCAAGATGGGCCCGCGCATGGACCCGCACCAGCCCCGGCGCATGGTGGAGCAGCACGCGGCACTGCGCCTGTGGAACGAGCCGAACCCGTTCTTCTCCCAGCAGATGCTGGTCGAGACCGGGACGCAGCACCTGGAGCTGTGCGGTGAGGCGTTCGTCCTCGTGGCCTACTTCGAGGGGACGTCTCTTCCGGCCGAACTGTGGCCGGCGCGCCCTGACCGGATGAGCCCGGTGCCCGGCGGCAAGGACTTCCTGCTTGGCTGGGTCTACACCGGCCCAGAGGGCGAGAAGATCCCGCTCCGCAACGACGAGGTCATCCAGATCAAGTACCCGCACCCCCGTGACCCGTACCGTGGCCTCTCGCCCATCATGTCGATCCTATCCACGGTGGAGTCCATCGCCTTGAGCCAGGCGTGGAACAGGAACTTCTTCCGTAACTCGGCTGAGCCTGGCGGTGTGATCGAAGTTCCCTCCTCGATCAGCGACCCAGAGTTCCGCCGTCTCCAGATGCAGTGGGGAGAGCAGCACAAGGGCGTCCAGGCTGCGCACCGGGTCGGCATCCTGGAGAACGGGATGAAGTGGGTCCAGAACAGCGTGGGCCAGAAAGACATGCAGTTCGTCGAGATGCTGAACGTCGGTCGCGACGTCATCCGCGAGGCGTACGGCATCAGTAAGACGATGCTTGGTATGACCGAGGATGTGAACCGCGCTTCCGCTGAGGCAGCGGAGCTGGTGTTCGCCCGCTACCACCTAGAAGGTCGGCTGAACCGCTACCGGGGTGTGCTCAACCGGATCTACCTGCCGCTGTTCGGCTCCACATCCTCAGCCGTGGAGTTCGACTACGAGTCGGTCGTGCCCGAGGACGAGGCAGCCGAGTCCGCGGAGCTGACCACCAAGGCCAACGCCTTCAAGACGCTCATCGACGCTGGCGTTCACCCGGACGACGCGGCTGCGATCTGCGAGCTGCCGCCCATGCAGATGACCAGCGCGGCGATGTCCGCTGCAATGACGACGGGAGGAGGACCCAATGAATCCGAAGCTGCTTAAGATGGCCCGGCCCGTCGCCAAGTTGCAGCAGGGACGCAACGACTGGTACCGCATCGAGAACAAGGCCAGCGACAAGACTGCGGCCAGCGTCTACATCTACGACGAGATCGGTTACTGGGGCGTGACTGCCGCTGACTTCGTCCGCGACCTGAACGCCCTCGACTCGTCCGTGAAGACGATCGACGTGCACCTGAACTCGCCGGGCGGTGAGGTCTACGACGGCATCACCATCTACAACGCCCTCAAGAATCACTCTGCCACGGTGACCACGATCGTGGACGGGCTGGCCGCGAGCGCTGCCTCGTTCATCGCGCAGGCGGGGAAGAAGCGGATCGCCTGCAAGAACTCCACGCTGATGATCCACGATGCCAGCGGACTATGCATCGGGAACTCGGTGGACATGCGGGACCTGGCCGACAAGTTGGACAAGATGTCCGACAACATCGCCTCGATCTACTCCGAGCGCGCTGGCGGTTCCATCGACTTCTGGCGTGAGGCCATGCGCGCAGAGTCGTGGTACTCCGCAGAGGAGGCCAAGTCCGCTGGCCTGATCGACGAGCTGGACTCCACCTCGGAGGACGCCGCCTCGAACAAGGCCAACGCCAACGCCGCCTCGTGGGACCTGAGCATCTTCAATCACCCCGGCCGCGACGACGCCCCGCCTCCCCCACAGCCCGCGGTCGCCAAGACCGAGGACTCCGCACCGACCGCCGACGAGGACAACCCTGACCTCGTCTCCGCTGCACTTCTCGAAGCCCTGAAGGAGGCGTTTCGATGAGCCCCACCGTTTTCCCCACGGCTCCGCAGGAGCTGGAGGAGATGCTCAGTGACCAGACGAAGGTCGCGGGTCTGATCAAGAACGGTCAGATCGGCGACTTCATCAAGAACTACGTCACCGCCATGCGGGACAAGGACACCGACATCTCGGCGCAGATCCGTGAGCAGTCGCAGGTCGTGCTGGCCGAGATGCTGGGCACCGACCACAAGAACGTGGCGCGCAACGCGAACGTCGGCCCGGACCAGGCGTTCGGTAAGCGGTCGATGAAGAACGCGCTCTACAACAAGATGGCCCCGGGCGCGAAGGTCGACCACCTCTACAACGGCACGGCCGACTTCTTCCAGTCGATCTGGCACCACGCCGCCGCGCTGCCGAACTCCGAGGACATCCTCGCCCGCCAGAGCAAGGCCAGCCAGATCAAGAACTCCTTCGGCTCCACGGTCCCCGCCGACGGCGGGTTCCTCGTGCCCGAGGAGATCCGGTCCGAGCTGCTGACCGTCTCGCTGCAGTCGGCCGTCGTGCGCTCCCGTGCCCGGACGATCCCGATGTCCAGCCTGCGCGTGCCGATCCCGATGGTGGACTCCACCACGAACAGCGGCTCCGTCTTCGGCGGCATCGTCTGCTACTGGACCGAGGAGGGCGCGAGCCTGACCGAGAGCCAGTCGGCGTTCGGCCGCGTCGTGCTGGAGGCCAAGAAGCTGACCGGCTACGCCGAGGCCCCGAACGAGCTGATCGCCGACGCACCGGCGTTCGGAGCGTACCTCGACCAGACCTTCCCGGAGGCCATGGCGTGGTACGAGGACCTGGCCTTCACCTCGGGCACGGGCGTCGGCGAGCCGCTGGGCTACCTGAACGCGGGCAACACGGCGGCGGTCTCCGTTGCCAAGGAGGCGGGGCAGGCGGCAGCCACGATCCTGTGGGAGAACGTCGCGAAGATGTACGCCCGGATGCTTCCGTCCAGCCTGGCCCGTGCCGTCTGGGTTGCCTCGCCGGACACCTTCCCGGAGCTGGCGACCATGGCACTGAGCGTCGGTACCGGTGGTTCGGCCGTGTGGCTGAACAACGGCGCGGATGGCCCGCCCATGACCATCCTCGGTCGGCCGGTCATCTTCGACGAGAAGGCCAGCCAGCTCGGTGCGGCTGGTGACCTGAACTTCGTGGACTTCGGCTACTACCTCATCGGTGACCGGATGACCATGCAGGCCAGCTCCAGCCCGCACTACAAGTTCGCGGCCGACAAGACCGCGTACCGGATCGTGAGCCGGGTCGACGGCCAGCCGTGGCTGAAGTCGGCCATCACCCCGGCCAACGGTGCGACCGCCACGCTCTCCCCGTTCGTCAAGATCGCCGCCCGCTGATGCGCCGGGCCGGAGAGGCATTGAAACCCCTCTCCGGCCTTGCTCCGAAGTGGCAATAAGCCCCCACAAGGAAGGCACAACACCATGGGAATGGAAGCCCTCGGGCGCATTCTGAACGTCGTGGCCGTGGCCGACGACGTGCTCGTGGACATGCGCGCCGCCGGTGCGCAGGCCGTCACGTTCGTCTGCTACCTGGACGCCGGTGACACGTTCACCCTCTCCGAGAACAACGGCACCACCACGCAGGCGCTCGCCACCGTGACCCAGTTCTACAAGGGCAGCGGCGTGGGCGGTGTCTGGACGAAGGTGACCCAGGCGACGGCCTCGACCGTCGTCCTCTCCGGTGCGTCGAACAACGACTGCGCGGTCTTCACCGTCACCGGTGCCGAGCTGTCGGACGGGTACTACAAGCTCAAGGTCGCCAGCACCGGCGCCGGGACGGTCGTCGCCATCGCGCACGATCTCCAGACGCAGCGCGGCCCCGCCAACCTTCCGGCCCTGGTCTGAGAGAGGACGACATACCATGAGCGTCCTCATTCAGGGCAGCCAGATTCGCGCCATCACTCTCGGCGTCAAGGTCGACCGCGCAACTGCGGTTCTTCCGGCCACTGCGCAGGCGGCCATCTTCACCATCACCGGCGGCCGGGTGGTCGTCACCTCTCTGGTCGGCGAGTTCACCGTTGCGGGTTCTGCCACCGCGACGAACCTGTCCGTCACCACCAACCCGACCACGGGCACGGACGTCGTCCTGGCCTCCGTGGCAGCCGTCGCCTCGAAGGAGATCGGCTCGCTGGTCACTCTCCCGCTGACTCTTGGCGGGACGCTGAACGTGCAGAGCGCGGGCGCTGGTGAGATCCCCGGAGCCGTCGGGTTCCTCTGCCCGATCGGCACGATCGAACTCATCACCTCGGCCACGAACACCGGCTCGGTGAAGTGGTCGCTGACCTACTACCCCTACGACGACGGCGCGGCCGTCGCGGCGGCATGACGTGGATCCCTACTTCTACGTCCACGACTCAACCGGGCGGGCTTGGGTCATCCGCCGTAGCGACAGCCTGGCGATCTGCGAGTGCACCAGCACGGACTACGCCAGTCTCGTGGCCGACGCCCTGAACGCAGCAGCCTGAGGAGGCAGCAATGCCGAAGATCCGCAAGGAGGGCGTCGGCGGGGTCAGCTTCGTGACCTACGCCGACCCCGACGTCCCCGACCACCCGTCCTCGGCCCAGGCCGAGCTGGAGCACGGCGACCGCCCGGTCCGGACGCAGGTCACGGCGGAGGACACGGCCGAGCACGACTTCCGACTCGACGACGAGCAGCCCGGTCCGGTCCAGGGCGGCTCGAAGGAGGCCGGCGAGGGGCCGGTGGGCCCGGCGTCCGCCCGGTCCGCCCAGCGGTCCAGCCGGTAGCAGCAGGTGGCGGGCCGGTTGGTGCAGCAGAGCACCGAGACGCGGCCGACCGGCCCGCCACCACCGTCAGGCAGAACCCGAGGAGGACCCGTGAAGCACCGAGAGACGCACCCCGCGCCGGTCGACGGCTGCTTCGGCTGCAAGGTGCAGTCGATCGGCTTCGACGGCCAGCACTACACCCGCACCACTCGGGACGAGGCGGGCAACGACACGACCGAGCACCGCTCGGGCCGGGTCGACGTCAACATCAACGCGAGCGCCGCCAAGGTGCGTCTCGCCATGAGCAACGGCTAGGAGGAGGAACGCATGACCAGCAGAGTCGAGCAGTTGCGGTCGGAGATGGCCGCTGCCCTGGCCGAGGCCGAGGCGCAGGAGATGTACGAGGGCGCGCACGAGCTGCACCTCGCGGACCTGGACGACCCCGCCGCGAAGGAGAACCGCCGCGCGGCGGCCGAGGATCTGCGCGCGGTCCGCGAGAGGCTGCGCAACACCCGACCCGGACCGGTCGACGGGGCCATCACCCCGGCGCCGATCACCGCTTCGGCCAAGGTGAAGGAGATCAACTGACATGGCCGTCACCGCCTCCGGGCTATTCGCCGCGACGTTCGTGGACGTGCTCGATGCGAGCCAGCTCGCCATCGACCTGTCCCTGGCGACCCACAAGCTCGCCCTCTTCTCCAACTCCATCACCCCGGCGTTCACCACCGACACCGCATACGGCGTCGCTCCGTACAACGCCAACGAGGTCTCAGGCACGAACTGGGCGTCTGGCGGTGTGGCCCTCTCGGCTGCGGCGGCCGGTGCCACATCTACCAGCCCCACGCTGACAGCCTCCGCTGGCACGATGATCTACGACATGGGCGACGTCTCCGTTGCCACCGTCACGGTCACCGCCGCCCGCTGCGCGCTGCTCTACGCGGACGCGCTGGTCGGGAACAACGCGATCTGCCTCGTGAACTTCGGGGCGGACTACTCCCCGACGGCGGGCACGCTCAGCATCACCTGGGACTCGGCGGGCGTCTTCGTCGTTGACCTGACCCCGTAACACCTGCATCAACCGGGAGGAGGTAGGCCATGACCACGCTGATGAGCGACACGTTCACTGGTACCAACGGCGACGCATGGTCTACCTCCAACTGGACGACGAATGGCACTGGCACCGGCGGTGGAACGGACATCCAGTCCAATGCCGGACGGATGCGTTCCGGCACCGCCGGTGGCTATTCGGGTGCTGCGCGTACCACCAGGGCTGTGAACATCACCAACCCGGTAGACGTCGAGATCACAGGAACCTTCACCAACGACGCCAACGAGCCTTACCCGATGGTGTTCGCACGTGGTCAGATGAGCGGCGTAGACGTCCAGAACGGCTACACAATGGGGCTGGAGCCTTCGGGTTCCACATGGGCCGTGTCCAAGATTGTCAGTTTCTCCGGGACGACGATCGGTTCCAAGACCTTCACTATCAGTGGAAGCACCACCTACGGGTTCCGGTTCCGTGTCGTTGGCAACAGCCTGAAGGCCCGCATCTGGACAGGGACAGAGCCAGGTACGTGGGATGTCGACATCACAGACTCCACGTACACCACGGCTGGTGCCTGCGGTCTCTCGATCGGAGCGGGAAACTCGGCGGTTGCTCACGCCTGCACCTTCGACAACATCGTCGTCACCAACGGTGGTACCGACGCGGCGATCACGGCGACCGCCGTGTCCTGCACAACGGCAGTTGCCGCCCCGACCACCCGGGCATCCACCTCGCTCACCGCCGTGGCGGTGCAGGCGACGACCGCGGTCCCTGCCCCGGCGCCGCACGCCGCCGTGGGCATCTCGGCGACCGCCGTGGCCGGCTCGACCGCCGTGGCGACGCCGACGACGCGCGCCGGGACGAACGTGGGCCCGGCCGCGGTCCTGGCCTCCACGAGCGTCCCTACGCCTGTGCCGCACGCCTCAGTTCTGTTCGCGGTGGCTGCCGTGCTGGCCTCGACCGCCGTCCCCGCCCCGGTCGTGGCGAACGGGGTCAGGGTCTCCCCCACGGCGGTCGCGGGCGCCACGACCTTCCCCGTGCCAGCTGTGGCGATCATGATCGTCGTTCCGGTCAACGCCCTCCTGCTCACAGCTGCCGTACCGACGCCGGTCCCGCACGCCGGGGCCACCGTGCCGGCCGTCGCTGTTTCTGGCTCGACCGCGGTCCCGACGCCCGCCGTCTCGAATGAGGTCGTGCTCAGCCCGGCCGCCATCGCCCCGCCGGCCGCGTCCGTGCCCGTGCCGGTGCTGCACGTCGGGGTCACTCTTGCTGTCGTCCGGGTGCTGGCCTCCACCTCCGTGCCCACACCACAGGTCAAGGTCGGGATCAACCTGATGCCCTCGGCCGTACTGGCGTCCACCGCGATCCCGGCGCCGACGATCACCTATGGGGTCACGCTCTTCCCGGAGGCGATCCGGGCGCTGGCGGTCGTCCCGTTCCCCGCGCTGCTGGCGATCTCGACCCGCACGCCCGACGGCGCCCGGCGCGGCGGGTGGAATGCTCTGCTCTCGATCCTGCACGAGGAGCAGGCGCTGGCCGCCGTGCCCACACCACTCGTCGCCTGCCCCAACGACGGCACGCCGCTGCGGGTCGGCCCGCACGGTGAGTTGTTCTGCCCCTGGGACGGTCTCACGTTCTCCGGTAATTGACAGTTCGCGTACACTGAGCCCAGTGAATGAGTGAGCAGTTCTTAACTGAATAAGCTCTATCCCAACCTGGGCGTACGCCCTAGGCCAGAAAGCAAGGCAGAGGAATGGGAACCCAATGAGCGTCTGGTACGCCCGTCGAGAGGACGTCAAGTCCGCTCTTGACATCAAGCAGACTGCCCGCGCGGATGCGCAGGTGGATCGAGCGATCGGTGCTGCTTCCCGCACGATCGAGAACGTGTGCAACCGCGTGTTCTACCCGACGCGGGCCACGCGGTACTTCAACTGGCCCAGCGAGCAGACGCGGACCACGACCCCGTGGCGTCTGTGGCTGGACGAGAACGAGGTCATCTCGGTCATCGCTCTGTCGTCCGGTGGTGTGACGATCCCCGCCACGGACTACTTCCTGGAGCCGAACGAGGCCGGTCCGCCCTACGACCGCATCGAGCTGGACCTCGCCGACAACTCCACGTTCGGCCAGAACAACACCTACCAGCACGACATCGCTCTCGAAGCGGTCTACGGCTACGACGACAACACCACTCCAGCGGGCACACTCGTCTCCTCGATCTCCGCGTCGGCCACCAGCCTGGCCGTGACGGACGGCACGATCGGCGTTGGCGATCTGCTCACCATCGACTCCGAGAAGCTGATCGTCACCGGGAAGGCGTGGCTCTCCACCACCGACACCTCGGACAACGTGCTGGGCGAGTCGATGGCGGACGATGTGGTCACTCCGTCCGGAGACCCGACCAATTACGCCGAGGGCGAAGTCATCGCCATCGGCTCCGAGAAGATGCTCGTCGTCGAGATCATGCCTGCGTACCTGGTGGTCAAGCGGGCCTGGGACGGTTCGACCCTGGCTGCCCACGCCGCCTCCGCGCCGGTGCTCGCCAAGCGCACGCTGCAGGTGCAGCGGGGCCAGCTCGGTACCCAGGCGGTAGGCCACCTGGACACCGCGGGGATCGGCCGGCAGGTCTTCGCCGAGGGCGTCACCTCGCTGTGCGTGGCCCTCGCGCTCGACCAGGTGCTCCAGGAGGGCAGCGGCTACAGCCGCGAGACCGGCTCGGGTGACAACGCCCGCCCAGCCACTGGAGCTGGCCTGGCCGCCGCGGTGCAGCGCGCCTACGAGACGTGCGGGCGCAAGGCCCGCATGAAGGCGGTGTGACCGTGGCTGGCACCGACATCAAGACCAGCGGTCCGTTCTTCGACGGGTCTCTCGAAGATGACATCGAGAGGTCCATCGACGAGATCAATGATGAGGTAGGTCAGCAGGGAGTCAACCTCATCCGTCAACGGCTGCACTCCGTGCTCCAGCACCCGACCGGTCGCTATGAGGGAGCCATCCAGACCGAGCGCAGGTCCGACACGAACCTCATCACCGACGGTGGGATCGTCTACGGCGGATGGCTCGAAGGAACGTCGAGCAGGAACAACGCCTCTCGGTTCAAGGGTTACTCCACCTTCCGTAAGATGGCACCGGAGATCGAGCAGTTGTCACAGAAGATCGCCGAGCAGGTCATCGAGCAGCGCATCGGAGGTATGTGATGAGCGGGGTAACGGACATCCTCAACGCCATCTCCTCACACGCTGCGGCCACTGGCCTCTTCGACTCGGTGAACACCCACGAGCCCAAGAGCCCACCGGGCAACGGACTCACCTGCGCTGTGTGGGTGCAAACTCTCAAGCCTGCACGCGGTAAGTCAGGTCTCGCGGCCACCACTGGCTATCTGGAGTTCCGTGTGCGCCTCTACACGAACATGCTCCAGCAGCCCGAGGACGCGATCGACCCGAACATGCTCCAGGCCGCCATCACGCTGATGGCCGCATACTCCGGTGACTTCCAGCTCTCCGACTCCGTCAAGAACGTTGATCTCCTAGGTTCCGATGGACCTGGACTGTCCCTGGTGGCGGGTTACGTCAGCCTAGGCAGCCAGGGCAAGCAGCTCCAGCGGGTCATGGACATCGTCATGCCGGTCATCATCAACGACCTATGGTCTCAGGTCGCGTAACCTACGTAGGGAGGACACAATGACCAAGCAGTCTGGACTGGGCGACAATCTCTACGTCTCCGGTTACGACTTTAGCGGCGACGTCTCCGCGCTGACGAAGATCGCCACTCCGGTGGATACGCTCGACGTGACAGCCATCAACAAGAGCGCCATGGAGCGGATCGCCGGAAAGCTCGACGGCGGCATCGACTACGTCACGCACTTCAACCCGACGGCTGACGTTCACGCGCTGCTCAAGACGCTTCCGAGCACGGACCAGTACCTCATGTACTGCCGGGGTACCACCCTGGGCAGCCCCGCGGCCTGCATGATCGCCAAGCAGATCGGCTACGACCCGACCCGCGCCAACGACGGAGGGGTCACGCTCAAGACGTCGGCCGTGGCGAATGGCTTCGGGCTGGAGTGGGGCACGCTACTGACGGCAGGCAAGCGCGCCGACTCCTCGGCCACCAACGGCACCAGTGTGGACCTCACGGCCTCCACCACGTTCGGCTGGCAGGCGTACCTCCAGGTGCTCGCGTTCACCGGGACGTCGGTCACCGTGACGCTGGAGGACAGCGCGAACGACTCCTCGTTCACCGCACTGACCGGGGGCGCGTTCACCGCGGCCACGGCGGTCGGGGCCCAGCGCCTGGCCTCGTCCAGCTCCACAGCGACCGTGCGGCGGTACGTCCGGGCCGTGACCTCGGGCACGTTCTCCACGGCCACGTTCGCCGTCGTGCTGGTCAAGAACGCTGCGGCGCGGAGGGTGTGATCATGAACGGCCCGAGTGTGTTCCGCGTTGACCCTGTCGGCCCTCCCGGGGCCTACAAGACCTACGAGATCGTCCGCCCACGGGCCACGCACAGCCGCCAGGCCACCTGCGAGGAGGTGGGCTGCCCGGCCCACCGGTGGGGATGGACGACCCGCGTGCCGGTCGGCAGCGACCTGGAGGCGGCGGTGCGGGCCAGCGGGAGGGCGCCGGCCAGCAGGCACCAGGACGGCGCTGTGGCGGTCTACATCTTCGCCCCGGGCACCGAGTGCTTCGAGAGCCACCTGCACCGCGTGCCGGTCGAGCGGCCCTCGATCTACCTCGTGCGGGACGGGGACTGGAGGGGAAATCCCTCGGGCCAGGGCCGGGTGCACGCCCGGCCGGAGGACTGGGTGGAGGACTTCTCCGCCCACACAGACAAGATCGCCAACGAACTCAGGAAGGGATGAACCCACATGGCTAAGACCAGTGGTCTCGGGTCCACCGTCACCGTCGACAACTCCAGCGGTGCTGGCAAGGACATCAGCACGGACGTGACGGAGTTCAACTTCGCCACCCCCAAGGCGGTAACGGACATCACCGGCGTGGACAAGTCAGCGATGGAGCGTCTGGCGCTACTCTCCGACTTCAGCCTCTCGCTGAAGGGACAGTTTGACCCCGGATCGAACCTGGCGCACGACGTCTTCAAGGACATTCAGGGTGGGGTCTCCCGCACGGTGGTCATCATCACTGGCGGCGCGACTATGTCCGCCGAGTGCCTGCTCACCGACTACCAGATCGCCCGCACCAACGGTGGCGACCTCAACTGGACGGTGCCGGGTGTCCTCTCCAACGGCGTCGCTCCGGCTTGGACGTGATCCCGTGGGATTCGATGCAACTCTCAAGCATGTTCGGTTCTCCATCACCGATCCGGACGACCAGTACTGCGGGCTGGAGTTCCGAGCCCGTTCCATGTCCATCAAGGAGTTCACCTCCTTCACCAAGGAGCTGACGCAGTTCGCCAACTTCAACGGGACCTCGGCCCCGACCGAAGAGATGGTGGAGCGCGCTGTCAGCCTCTACAAGCTGTTCATCCCCTTCCTGGTCGACTGGAACCTCGAACAGGAGGTTCCCGACTCCGACCCCATCGTGAAGGAGCCGGTCCCTCCCACTCTGGAGGGTATGCAGCGGGTCGACCCGAACCTGTCCGCGTTCATCGTCCAGACCTGGATGGAGAAGGTGGTCGGCGTGAACGCCCCTTTAGGGCGGGTCTCGAAGCCTGGCGCGACTTCGGCGGTGGCTTTGATTCCGATGGAAATCTCGTCACCAAGCCAGCAGAACTTGAGCACGCAGAGCTGATTCTTAGTCTCTGCGATCGGTTCCACAAGCTCCCGTCCGAGGTAGAGAAGGAAGACGCAAGCCTCTTGCAGTTGATAGCGATAGAGAGGCTAGCCATGGCAGATCGAGAGGAGGTGGACTTCGATGCCTAGCGTGGTCGACATCATCATCAGGTCTGTCAACGAGAGCGAGGGAGGGTTCGGTCGAGCCCGAGAGGGCTTCGACGCCGTTGACACTGCCGCCATGGGCTTCCGGGACACCATCACTGGTGTCCAGGACACCATGACTGGGTTTCAGGGACTCATGGGCGAGGGTTCGATGGCGTCCGCCACCCTCGGAGACAAGCTGTTCGTGCTGGGCGCCGGTATTGGTGACCTGGCGTCCGGCATGGTCAGCTTCATCGTCCCTATGATCTCTGCGGTGGCAGCGATGAACGCGGAGTCGGCAGCCAGCGTGCGCGCCACCGTGTCATCAGTGGCCCACCGAGCTGCCACTATTGCTGGGGCGGCTGCGTCCGGTGTGATGGCAGCCGCGCAGGGTGTCCTGAACGCCGTCATGAGCGCCAACCCCATCGCCCTCGTGGTCATCGCTATTGCTGCGCTCGCCGCTGGTCTCATCTACGCCTACCAGCACAGCGAGACGTTCCGCATGGTGATCCAGGTCATCGGGCAGTTCATCACGGGCACACTGGGACCTGCGCTACAGAAGGTAGGAGAGTTCCTAAAGAACGTCTTCGGCCCTGCGTTCGAGGCGGCAGGTAAGGCCATCAGCGGCGCCTGGAACTGGATGAAGAATCTAGTGGGGGCAGGTGAGGATGCCGCTGACTCGGAGAAGAAGCTCAAGGACGAGACGGACAAGGCTAAGAAGGCAGCGGAGGACCACGCCAAGGCTCTCAAGGATGAGTCCGACAAGGCTCGTGAGGCTTCTGGGCAGCAGCTCTCGCTGCGTGACTCCCTGCGCAACCTGGCGCAGGCTACGGCCGACGCCACCAAGTCGGTGCAGGAGAATGGCAAGAACCTAGACATCAACACCGAGAAGGGTCGCAAGAACCAGTCCGCCTTGGACAGCATCGCCAAGGCGGCCAACGACGCTGGCAAGGCCATCACCGACTCCGGTGGTAGCGCTGTTGACGCCGGCAAGAAGATGGACGAGGGACGTCAGGCGTTCATCCGGGCTGCAACTCAGATGGGTATGACCAAGTCTGAGGCCCAGAAGCTGGCCAACGAACTCATCGGTATTCCCAAGAGCGTGCAGATCGCCATCAGCGCGACTGACAACGCCACCAGGGTCATCAACGGTGTCTACCAGCGTCTTCAGGAGATCAACGGCACTACTGCCTACGTGAACGTCGTTAGCACCAACAGGAATGCGATCGAGGGCAGGGCACATGGTGGCGTCATCGGAGCGGCCAACGGAGGTCCGCGATCTGGGCGCATCCGGGTCGGTGAGTATGGGGCCGAGGACATCGACCTTGCTCCTGGCTCGATGGTGCACACGGCCTCCGACAGCCAGGTGGGCAGCGGTGGGGGTGGAGCGGATACTCGTGTCACCTTCGGGTTCGAGGGAGCCGAGGACGAGTTCATGGTGTTCATCCGCAAGGTGTTCCGCGTCAATGGTATCCCGCTGGGAGCGTGAGTAACCGTGTCCTTCCCCGAGTCGATCCTCGACATCAAGGTGGAGCTGTACCTGAGCGGTGAATGGGCGGACATCTCTGCCTACGTCTACACCGCGAGCAACATCGGCATCACTCGGGGGCGTAAGGATGAGGGAGGACAGGTCGACCCGACCAAGTGCCGCCTCACCATGAACAACAGGGACGGTCGATTCTCTCCGCGCAACCCAGTCGGCCCCTATTACGGGATGATCGGCCGCAACACTCCGCTGCGAGTGTCCGTGGCCAACGGTCCGGGCCGTCTCCGCGTACCTGGCTCCTCTGGGCAATTCCGAGCCGACGACTCAGCGGCTCTGAGCATCGCCGGTGACATCGAGTTGCAGGCTGATGTTAGGCCGTCCACCTGGCGCCCTACCATCGCCACCTACCTGGGTGTCTACAAGCAGCTCAGTTATGGTCTCTACATCACAGCGGATGGCCTGCTGGCCATTCACTGGTGGTCCGATGCTACAACTCAGCATGACATCCTCTCTGTGGTTCCCGTCCCCGGGAACATCACAGGCCGCAAGTCTGTGCGTGCAACTCTAGACGTGAACAACGGATCCAGTGGACGCACCGCACGTTTCTACTACAGCGACGACACGACGATCGATGGCACGTGGGTGCTGTTCGACACTGTAGTCGACGCCACCAGCACTACCAGCATCTACGATGGAACAGACACTCTAGGGACGTTCTCGAACATCCCCATGGAGATTTATGCACTCAAGGTGATAAATGGCCTCGGTGGTACGGAAGTGGCCAATCCTGTCTTCACTGACCAGACACCTGGAGTGTTGTCCTTCGCCGACGCTGCTGGTAACACCTGGACGATCTCCGGCACTGATGTGGGCGTGGACAACCGGCACTACCGATTCTGGGGTGAGGTCGCCAACTGGCCGCAGTCTTGGGACACGACCGGGCGCGACGTGCGTACCCCTATCGAGGCGGCCTCAATCATCCGTCGCCTGACTGCCGGATCTTCCTCTCTTCAGTCACCGCTGCGCCGTTCTATCCCTCAGACGAACGTCACCAGCCTGGTCATGTACTGGCCACTCGAAGACGAGAAGAACGCACAGAACATAGCCGCAGTGGTCGGCAAGTCTGTCATGCGGTTCGAAGGTACTCCTACATTCGCGGCCTATTCAGACTTCGTGTGTAGCTCTCCTGTTGTTACTCTGGGGTCCAGCCGACTCCATGCCCTAGTAGATCCGTACACTTCGACGGGCTCCATCCAGTTCCGATGCATGATTAATGTACCGGCTGCGACGCCTGATCTCTCTATCCTGGCGAGAGTGTCCACCGCAGGAACCGCCACGTGGTGGGACATCCTCTACAACACTGGAGGGGCACTAACTCTTAAGGCGTATGACACTGCTGGAACTGAAGTCGCCAGCATGGGTCCTATCGCTTATGGTGTCGACGACAAGAACATGAGATTTCACCTCGCACTCAGCAACTCCGGATCCAATGTAAGCTATGAACTCTC